ATCATTTTGGTCAACTTAATAAAAACAAAAAACCATTACCACCAGACAAACGAAAACCAGGGGGGATTTATGCGGATCCGCCAATAAATACTCGAAAAGGATCTGATCCTTATCGAAATTTATCCGTAGGAGTTCCTATCGCAGGACTTAACTAAAAAAAAGAGTGTTTAATTTCAATTTTGGCAAAAAGAAACCAGATATAAAACAATATGCTATAATCGGAATCATATTATCTTCTCTTATAGCAGCACTCTCACAATGCACAGGAGCATCCGAAGATGGACTTTGGGACTTACTGGATGAGATTCAAAGAAAATATTTCCCACAAACTATTCTTAACGAGTTTGTTATTAAAGATCCTGCGAAGTTAGAACGTAGAATCAAACGTGATGTTGATCGTGCGATTGATGAAGTCACACCTGAATATGATCGCATTATCAACGAGTCCATAAAGAAACCTAGATATGTTGAGAAACCACCAGACGGCAGTGAGGCACAGAGATTGCTGGGTGGAGAAATGAGAATTTGTGCTGTCTGGATTGACGACTGCCCCAAGGACTGATAGAATACTCTCATGTTTCGATAGCTCAGTTGGATAGAGCAACTGCCTTCTAAGCAGTCGGTCGCTGGTTCGAGTCCAGCTCGGAACGTTGGGGATTTATTCTCCAAACTATAATGGGGTGTATCTCAACGGCAGAGCTAGAGGCTGTTAACCGCTCGGTTGCAGGTTCGAATCCCGCCACCCCAGTTGCCTATTACTTTATCATGGCAAAACGAAAACAACTTACTGAAAAAGATCTTTTTCCCCACGAAACTTTTCCTTATCGATTAGAACATGTTGATGGCAAAGAACCAAAAGTTTGTTGGTTTCAAAGTGAATTGGATCTCAATAAATATCTTCAAAGATATAAAATTAATAAGAAAAATAAAGACGTAAAATTGTACGTTAAAGAATAATGGGCATGTTTGACTATTTAAGAAGCTCTTACGATTTGGGTGAGCAATTCACTAATGTAGTGTGCCAAACTAAGGACATTGAGGATGGTATTGGGGGCACCATGACTCACTACTGGTTAGACCCAGCTGGTCAATTGTGGTATCCAACTTATCATGGCACACATACCTTTGAAGAAATCAAAGAGGATGATGACCGATACAATCAAAAGTCAAGATTCCTAAACTATGAGTGGATTCCTACTGGTGAGCATGGTAAATACCAACCATGTTATCTAACCAAATACATTGAAATCTACCCTGCTGAATGGTCAGGTAAATGGGAAGATTATCCTAGACTGCGAATTCATTTTAGATACGGAATCCTTCAAGATTATGTGAAACTTGACAAACGAAGTCTCTCCTAGTATAATATTTTTAAATTCATAAGTCAAAAGTATGAGTGATAGTCTCGAAACAATTATTGTTCCTCATAAAAAAATAAGTGATATTTATTCGCTTGGAAAACATTCTATTACTCTTAAAGATGAAAAAACTATTGTAGAGTGGGAAATTACTGCCGAAGCAAAAAAAGCACTTTTAGATTTTCATTATCATAAACCAAACAATGAATACTTTTGATCACATGATTACTGACAACTTAAAAACTAAATATGATGAACAAAGAAAAGAACGTTTAGCAGATTGTATTAATGATTATCTTGATGATTCAGAAGTGAATTCCGAAAAATTTGTTAACGAACTTATTGAAGTATTAGAAAATGATGTTAAATACTATGAGAATTGTAAACAAAAAAGAGTTCAAACTCTTTCTACTCTAAACAAAAATAGTTAATTTCTTGCGGGTGTAGTTCAGCGGTAGAACGCTATCCTTCCAAGTTAGATGTCGTCGGTTCGATTCCGATCACCCGCTTATGGGAAATTAACTCAGCGGTAGAGTGGTTGCCTTACAAGAAATAAGTCACTGGTTCGAATCCAGTATTTCCCACTACAATTAAAGACAATGAAAAAGTTTTTTGTTAATATTTTTCATTTCTCTTTTGACTCTTCCAGTGAGTGTTTCTTCATTGGAATCAAAACAACCAACGGTGTCACCATATAGTTTGGCAGCAATGGGATGCATGATTTAAAGTTTGCTCAAAGATCCAAGAGAGTTTCTTGGCACTCTAAGACACGAAGGATGGCACGTCGTTCAGGATTGTATGGGCGGTGGTATCAAAACAGCGTTCATGGCACAGGTCCATCAAGATAGTGAGATCCCTGCCTGGGTGATGAAGAATATTAAGCTTGCTTATGAGAGCATGGGAATGTCCCGTGCCGTGCCCTGGGAGGCAGATGCGAACTGGGCGGAAGAACAATCAAACCAAACAGTTAAACATTTGGAAATGTGTGCAAAAGGGCCACTATGGGAACAAATCCGTCCAACACCAATGACAATGGAATGGTTGATTGGTTGTGAATTTATGAAACCACAAGAAGGATTACAACCCTATAATCCAAATAAGAAATCAGATTATTGTGTAGAAGGTAAGTTTTGAAAATTAATTGGTAAGTAAAATGTTAAAGATTAGATGTAAAAATTGCAATAAAGAATTGGAGTCACATCCAACAAAAATTAAGTGCTGTGGGTGTCCAATGATGACATCGATTGTGGAAAATAAAATTTCCGCAGTCGATTTATCTTGCGTTGTTTTGATTAATTATGAAAAAAGTATGAAGAAACAACCAATGTTATCGAATGATGACTTAAAATACCAAGAGGAAAGGCGAAAGCGCCGTGTCCGTAAACTTGATTTCGAGGAACGATGATCAATCTGCACCAAAAGTTTAATCACTATCTGAACACTGACAAAAAATTAGACCTTAGAGACGTGAATGAAAAAGTTATCAGTTACGGGTGGTTAGATGATGGGAATGATCTCACTGGATATTATATTCTGACTGAAAATTATGAATTAGTTTATAATTTAAAAGATGAATTCCAATACAAAGTGCCCAGAAAATCTTTTGCTGCAATGAAAACTAAGATATAAATATTTCAAAAAGTATTAAAGAAATAAAACAATGAATGATTTATATCAGGCACTTCATAAAGCACAAACAAGTTTGTTTTGTTTGATGCAAAAGACTTGGGCATATCACTGGAATGTTACCAGTAAAGATTTTTTTCAACTTCATGAAGCATTTGGTGAACAGTATACAACCATGCAAGGCGAAATAGATCGCTTAACAGAACACATGAGATATCTTAGAGTAATAGCAATTGCTCCTCTAAGCAAGGTAGTTCAAACCTCTGAAATTTCAGATGCTTTACCAAATCCAAGTGACAAATCCATGGTTTCTCAATTGCTTTTAGATAATAAAAAAGTAATTGATCTATTCACAAAAGCTGTTGAAGAATCAGAAAATCAAAAGCAATACGCAACTGCCAATTTGCTCCAAGATTTAATGGAAACACATGGTAAGTTTGTTTGGATGCTTAGATCTTATCTAAGAGAGTAATTACTAATTGGAGGGGTGGTCGAGTGGTTGATGGCTCTGGTCTTGAAAACCAGCGATGTGCAAGCATCCGTGGGTTCGAATCCTACCCCTTCCGCCACGGGGCGTAGTTCAGCGGTAGAATGCTGGTTTTGGGAACCAGATGTCACAGGTTCAATCCCTGTCGCCCCGATAATAAAAATCACTTTATAAAAAATGAATCAAGAAATTAACGAACTTCAAAAATTTACAGTTGAAGAGTTTCAAAAAGATTTCGATACTCTGATAGAAAGAGTTGAGAATGGCGAATCATTTATTATAACGGATGGAGAAATAAACGCAGTGATAGTTCCTTATAATGAAGTAGTAAAAGTATTTGAAGAGTGTGATGTGAGTGAGGATATAATACGCATTCACACTGATCATGAAGAAGGTTCTTGACCAAGCATTCCAGGTCCGTTATTATAGATCTGGTCTTTATGCGAGTGAGACTTGGTAGTCAGAGAGGTCTTATAAACCTTTTCCGCCAGATTAGCGGCTTTGAGGTGGTTCAAATCCACCCACTCGTATTGCTATTTGTTATTTGCGAATAGCGAATGTAGGTCGTATAGCAATCTGTTCGAATGCAGCGGTCTCATAAACCGCCGAAGGTGGGTTAGATTCCCCTGACGAGCATAGGACAGATATAAAACTGTCCATCTTGACTTCTTTAAGTCAAACCCTTATAATACTAAGGCAAACAATTCAAAACAATGACTCTCACTGCTAAGTTCAAGAAAGACGTTCAAACTCTTCGTGGTGCCGCAAATGGCGAATTCTACCTTGATGTAAAGAATCCGAAACTCTACAAAAAGGTTCGTCGGTACTATAAGAACGAAGGTGTAGTATTCTCTGGTGATCCTCTGGATGATTATGAGATTTTGATGGAAACCATCGCCGCTGATCTTAAAACTGTTGAGGTTGCCTGATGAAAGTTCTTCTTAATCGTTTTCCCTATCGCTACGTTGAATGTGGAGATTTGGAAAATGGTTTTCCTGATTATCGAATTCAAAAAATAAATTCATTTTCGGGTCGTTACAAAGACATGTATCTTTGTGACAATGGTATGCAATTTAGTCTTGCCATGGAAGACTTTGAATACACTAAATGGTTGGACCCTGATAATCCTGGCGCTTATCGTAAATGGGACTAATTTATAAATATTATGACAGTTACATTTGATAATTATGGCAACTAGAAAAGTTTCCTCTGAAACATCTTCCGAATCATCCTCTCAACCATATATGTCAGCATATGACAAACAAGTTGAAGAAAGACTTCAAGCACTAGAAGAAAGATCTCATACTTCTTGTGAAAGTAACGGAGATTCTAAAAAAGTTGTTGTTCTTGAAGCAAGATTGGAAGCACTCATCGATTCTTTGCGTAGAGTAATGCCAGGAGCACTGCCAAAAGACTTTTGACATTATGGTTTCTTATTTCCATTTAAAAAGTAAGTGGTGGAGTCAATGACCCAACATAGACATGGAGAGTCTTAAAAAACCCTGGTCGGGAAACCCCCCTGAGAGTTTGCAATCTCTCTATAAAGGATTGCTGGTGAGGATCGGATAGCTCCCGCCCAGTTTCTTGCCTCTGGTCGAAGGGCAAGTGGCGAGCCTGAATTATTTTAGATGGTTGCATAAACTCATCTTTTTTTGTATAATTGAAAAAAATACATTCATATGAAAATAGGATTCAATTGTAGTTCTTGTGATCTGTTTCACGCTGGGCATGTGACCATGTTTAAAGTTGAAAAGGAGATGTGTGATTATTTAAAAGTTGCACTTCAAGTAGATCCAACTATTGATCGTCCAGGAATAAAAAATAAACCAATTCAATCCGTGTATGAAAGATATGTTCAGCTACAAGGATGCAGATACGTAGATGAAATTCTTGTATATGAAACAGAGGCAGATCTTCTAAACTTAATTAAAACGCAGACAATACATATTAGATTTTTGAGTGAGGAATATAAAGACAAAGATTTTACTGGAAAACAATATTGCATTGATCATGGTATTGAGTTATATTATCATTTGAGAAGACATCAATATTCTTCGACCGAACTTAGAAATAGAGTTTATACTTTGGAAAAAGAAAAGAGAGAAAAAAATGGACAGAGTATAGTTGAACCCTATCCTCATTCTCCCAAACTTCTAGAAAAATATTCTTTGAAAAATGAGTAGTATAACATTAACTACGGATTACAAAAAACAATTGAGTGGTATCAATGCAATCAGAACTAATTTGAACGGTGCATATATCATTACAAACGAAGTTTACAAAGATTTTAGAGGTTGTTTTAGAGAGACTTTTAATCTGAAAAATCTTCAAAAGATCATTGGTCCATACGAATTTGTACAAGATTGCCATTCAATTTCTAAGAAAAATGTAATACGTGGTTTACATTATCAAATTGAAAGACCTCAGGGTAAACTTGTACAATGTGTACGTGGGGAAATATATGATGTGATTGTAGATCTTCGCCAAAGTTCAAAAACGTTTGGACATTGGACTGGGTTTCATTTATTCCCAGGATCATCTCAATTGTGGATTCCACCTGGATTTGCTCATGGATTTTCTGTTTTATCTGATGAAGCAGAAGTTTTGTATAAAGTCACTGATTATTATTATCCAGAGCACGAAAGAACTTTGTTGTGGAATGATATTAGTTTAGTTATTGACTGGGGAGTAGATACCCCAATTCTTTCTGATAAGGATATGAACGGAACAATATTTTTTGAATGCGACAAATATGAGTAAAGTATCTGTTTATGGATCTACTGGATTTATTGGAGGAACCTTTTGTGATTTGTTTCCCGATGATGCAATTAAAATTCCAAGAGAGCAAAGAAACCCAGAATCCAATCAAGTTCTTTATTTGATTAGTACTACTTCAAATTATAATGTTTTAGATGATCTTACATTAGATGTCAAAACTAATCTCAATGTTTTGATGGAAACCTTAGAATATTGTAAATTCAAAGATTTGATTTTTAACTATATCAGCACTGGATTTGTTTATGGTCCAGATATTTTATACGCAAAAGAAGATGATCCCTGCGATCCAAGGGGATTTTATTCAATTACAAAAAGAGCAGCTGAACAACTATTAATCTCTTATTGTAGTGTGTATGATGTCAAATATCGTATTCTAAGAATTGCTAATGTTTATGGAAATGATAAAACAATATCTCCGAGAAAAAATGTTTTGGGATTTTTGGTTGAATTGCTGAAAAATCATGAACCAATTACTCTTTATAATAATGGAGATGAACTGAGAGATTATATGCACGTTACTGATATTTGTCGTGCTATCAATTTGGTGATTCAAAAAGGAGAATTAAATTCGATTTATAATATTGCAAGTGGAGTAGCACTTCCATTTCGAGAAATCATTCAGATGGTAAAACAATTTATTGGAAGCAGAAGCGATATCTTCTCAATCGAAACACCAAAGTTTAATCAGTTGGTTCAGTCAAAAAACTTTGCGCTAAATGCAGATAAACTGATCTCTCTTGGATTTAAACAAGATATTGATCTGTTGTTTGGGTTGCAATCTATCTGCAAATGACTTATACTAGATAGTAAGAGTTAACATCATTTTATGGGCGATTATAAGAAGACAGCACTTGTTCTTGGTGCTGGTGGATTTATTGGAAGTCATATGATAAAAAGACTGCGAGCAGAAGGTTATTGGGTTCGTGGTGTAGATCTAAAATATCCAGAGTTTTCTAAAACAGAAGCGCATGAGTTTATTCGTGGTGATCTGAGATGTCCTGATGTAGTTCGTCGCTGCATTCGATTTGCAGGTCATTCTGGTAACTACTATCGTTCAATCGTTGATAAATTTCTAGAACCTTTTGATGAGATCTATCAGTTTGCTGCTGATATGGGTGGTGCAGGATTTGTATTCACTGGGAATAATGATGCAGAAATCATGCATAATTCTGCAATCATTAATCTTAATGTTCTGGAAGAACAAAAGCAACTTAATGAATTGAAAGGTGTAAAAAAAACTAAGATTTTTTATTCTGGATCTGCTTGCATGTATCCACAGTATAATCAACTTGATCCTAATAATCCAGATTGTCGTGAAGAATCAGCATATCCCGCAGCACCAGATTCCGAGTATGGATGGGAAAAACTTTTTTCAGAAAGATTGTATCTTGCCTATCATCGCAATTTTAACATTCCAGTTAGGGTTGCTCGTTACCACAATATTTTCGGTCCAGAGGGAACCTGGGACGGTGGACGTGAAAAAGCACCAGCTGCAATCTGCCGTAAAGTAGCAGTTCTTCCTGAGCTTGGTGGATCTATTGAAGTGTGGGGTGATGGAGAGCAAACTCGTTCATTCCTTTATATTGATGAATGTATTGAAGCAACTCGTCGTTTGATGGATTCCGATTTTACTGGTCCTGTAAATATTGGATCTGAGGAAATGGTTACTATTAATCAACTTGTAGAAATTACTGCAAGAGTTTCTGGTAAGATTGTTCGAAAAGTTCATAATCTTAATGCTCCTCTTGGCGTTCGTGGACGCAATTCCAATAACGATTTGATCCGTGAAAAACTTGGTTGGGATTATTCTCAAACTCTTGAAGAAGGAATTCGTAAAAATTATGAGTGGATTAACTCTCAACTCAACAAGCAAAAGATTATTCTTCATGATGAAGATTGCAGTACACAGACTCCATATATTCCTGCCTGGCATCCAGTATGATTGGATTTAATTATTTGGGAAGACTGGGACGTTTGGGAAATCAAATGTTTCAGTATGCATCTCTTCGAGGAATTGCAGAAAACCGTGGATTTAATTACTGTTTTCCCTTCTATGGGGATGCAGTAAATGATGGTATTGGCAACATGCTCAGAACAGAACTTTTTGATTGTTTTGAGATGAGTAGTATCACAAACTTGAATCTGCAAACTATTGATCCAGGTCGTCCTGTCGTTCATGAAGGTACTTTTGAATTTAACGAAAAACTTTTCAACGAGTGTCCAGATTGGGTAAGTCTCTATGGATTCTTTCAGACTGAAAAGTATTTTAAAAATGTAGAAGATCTTATCAGAAAAGATTTTACCTTTAAAAAAGAAATACTTGATCCCTGTCAAGAAATGATGGGAGTTTTCTACACTGATAGTGATGATCCAACGATTGTTTCTTTACATGTTAGACGCACTGATTATCTTTTTAATTCTTGCAATCATACACCTCTTGGATTAGACTATTATGAAAAAGCACTATCTGAGTTTTCTGATGATGCATCTGTGATCATTTTTTCTGATGATTCTGAATGGTGCAAGCAACAGTCTTTGTTTTCTTCGGACAGGTTTATGGTGTCAGAGGGAAATAGTAGTTATGTCGATTTGTGCCTAATGACTTTGTGCTCTGAACATATTATTGCAAACAGCACCTTTAGTTGGTGGGGTGCTTGGTTAGCGCAAAGTCAAAAAACCATTGCTCCTAAAAAATGGTTCGGGTTAAATAATCAACACTTAAACATTATAGATCTTTATTCAGACTCATGGATAGTAATTTAAATAGATACCTCACCGAAGAGGATTTGCAATACTCTATTCAGAGGAGAGATGCAGAAAATTTTGTAGAAAATTTCCCACACAGAGATTTGTGGTATAAAGATGATGCCATTATGAAATGGTTTTCAATCATTAGAACATTCGAATCTCTTGTTAAGACTAATACTAAAAAGGTAGTTGATCTTGGAAGTGGTGAATCTCCTGTATCTCATTATCTTGCAAGTTTGGGTAATGATGTTACTGGTGTTGATATTGGACATATCAATCATCTAGTAAAGCAGAGTCTAGTTAAGATGGTTTTAAACGATGCGTGGATCTTCTTGGAAGAGCAAAAATCTAAAAGTATTGATGTATTTCTAGATTCATGCGCTGTTACTCATTTTTGCGACCACGGAAAAGCATATAAGAATCAGTGGCAAACTTGTTTTAATGAAGTTTATAGGGTGCTGAAAAGTGGAGGATATTTTATTATTTCCACTGATGTAAATCCAGATTCTGATACTGGTGAGTTTATTTCTCCAGAAAAGATAATTGAATATGCTATTGAAAATGGATTGACTCTTTGGGGAGAATTCAATTTCTTAACAGAATCTCTATACGTTCCCCAGAATTACGATTGGCCAATATCTCACTTGGTATTTAAAAAATGAATCTGGCAATTATTTTTATTGGCACTGGTGAATATATTAATTTTCTTCCCTCTTGGCATCAAGCATGTGAGGAAAAATTAGTTCCTGACGTAGAAAAAAAATATTTTGTATTTACTGATGGTGTAATGAAAGGTGTTCCCGACAATGTTTATGCATTTAAACAGGAACATTTACCTTGGCCTTATATAACTCTACTTCGTTTTGATACAATTCTTAAAGCAAAGAATGCTCTCGTAGATTTTGATTATGTTTTATTCCTTGATGCAGATACACTTGTAACGAGTGAAGTAACAGTAGAAGAATTATTTACAGATAAAAAATATATTGGTGTCCAACACCCGTGTCATTTCATGCAAATGCCACCTCATGACAGGTTCCCAGGTGCCTTTGAGACACGCAGAGAATCGACAGCAGGCATCAATGAGGGGGATGACACCTCAGTGTACTTCCAGGGGTGTCTGTGGGGCGGTAGAGTGCCATATGTGATTGAAATGATCGAAGAACTCCATCGCAGAACAAAGGTGGATCTTGATAATGATGTAATTGCTCAATGGCATGATGAGAGTCAAATGAACAAATTCTTTGCCGAGAGAAGAGAAGACGTTCATGTTCTTGGACCATCATATGCATATCCAGAAGTTTTTACTCAGTATTGTAATTTTGATCCAAAGATTGTTCATTTAGCAAAAGATAATTCAAAATATCAGCAATGAAAAGACTAGACACTGGATTGTCTGGTTGTAAATTGGAGTTAATTGAACCAGATATTCTTAGAAAGTACTCTTCATCAAGAGATTATAATGAAAGATTAAATCTTCAAATCAACAAGCAAAAATTATTTTCAAATCAGATATTCAAGAATATACAAGCTCCCAAAGTTTTAAATGTTCATCAAGAAGATCTATACTTTTTTGATATGGAGTATGTGTCTGGATATTCTTTTTTTGAATATTTTTCCGTGTCTAATTTGAATGATATAAACTTTGTCCTAACTTCTTTATTCTCATATTTTGATTTTTTAATTGAAACGAAGAAAGAATACAAGTCGAAAGTATCAAGAGAAAAGATTCTTAAAAAGATAAAGTCTTTATATGACATTACAAGTCACAAGCAAGATCTTCTCTTTATAGAAGATTTGGTAGTAAAGAATGATTTGAATATTCCACAAACTTTTTGTCATGGAGATCTAACTTTTGCGAATATCATTTTTCATCCAAGTAGACTTTATTTTATTGATTTCTTGGATTGTTTTATAGATACTTTTCTTTCCGATCTAGTAAAACTTAAACAAGATTTGTACTATGGTTGGAGTTTAAATATTCAAAAAATAGAAAGTTTAAGAGTAAAAACAATATATTCTTATCTTTGGAAAAAAATTGAGAATAGATATTCGGAATACATTCATACTTTGGGATTTGAGGTTCTGGACGTTTTGAATACTTTGCGTTTAGATCCTTACTTGACTGACCCAAGTCAAAGAATTATAATTACAAAAATGCTGAAAAATTCTAGTTTATATGAAAACTTTAATTGTTCCTATGGCGGGACGTTCGAGTAGGTATCCGAATCTTCGACCGAAATGGATGCTATCTCATCCAATGACAAATACATTCATGGGGATTGCTTCTATTCTAGGATTAAACTTAGAATTTTTTGATAAAATATATTTTGTTGCTCTTCAAGAACATCAGACTAAGTATAAGTTTGAGTCTGGATTCTTAGAGGAACTTGATATGTATGGGATCAAAGATAAATCTGAAATTGTATTTCTGCACGAGCAAACATCTTCCCAGTCGGAAACGGTTTGTAAATTGATTGAAAAAAAGAATATTGAAGGATTTGTCTTTATCAAAGATTCTGATGGATACTATGAATGTAAAATTTATAGTGAAGACAATCAGGTTGCATATTTTGATCTAAACGATATGGATGATATCAATGCAAGATCAAAGAGTTACATTCAACTTGATATTAATGGAGTTCTTACAAATATCGTAGAAAAACGTGTCATTAGCTCTACATTTTCCTCTGGTGGATATGGATTTGCTAACGCCAGAGAATTTGTTGAAACTTATTCGCAGATTTATAGCAGTAGAGATGAATGCTATGTAAGTGATGTGATTTTTCAAATGATGTTATCTGGATCAAAATTTATTGGACTCAAAACTTCTAACTTTAAAGACTGGGGAACCTTGGACGCTTGGAACAAATATAAGTCTCAATATAAATGTTTATTTGTAGATATTGATGGAACACTGGTTACTAATTCTTCTCATCAGTTTCCTCCATATATTGGATCAGGAGAATCTCTGGAAGATAATATTGAAGTGCTAAAAGAACTTTATTCAACAGGTAAAGTTAAAATTGTCTTGACTACAAGTAGACCAGAAAGATATCGCAATACCACAATTAAAGAGTTAGAAGAAAAAGGTATACCTTATGATGAAATTGTGATGAACCTTCCGCACTGCCAGAGAGTTATCATCAATGATTTTGCCAAGAGTAATCCGTATCCATCCTGTGTGGCAATAAATATTCCAAGGAATCAAAATAATTTGAGGGAATTTTTGAAATGAAAATAATGATTACGGGATCTGCTGGGCAGATTGGTTCTGGTCTTTCAAAACTTTTAATCGAAAAAGGTCATGAATTGGTTCTTTGTGATAACCTTAGAAATGGATATGTTTCTAACTTAACAGTCAATGGAAACGTTATCGCGCCATTTTTCCACGTTGATATTGCAACTGAGGCTTTGTATGAATGGTGTGGAAAGAAATACGATGCTATCATCCATCTTGCTGCTATTACTTCTCTGCCTGATTGTGAAAGCAATCCCTTGGAAACACTCCGTATTAATGTTTCGGGAACTGCAAATGTTTTAGAGTTTGCAAGGAAGTATAATATTCCTCATGTTATTTTTGCCAGCACAAGTGCTGTTTATGAAAACACAGATGCGGATATTTTTACCGAAGATCTAGAAGTCAATCCTCGGTTATATTATTCTCTATCCAAAAAGATGGCAGAAGATCTGATTGAGTCTTATCGTGAAAATTACGGCAGTAAGATTACAGTTCTTCGATTTTTTAATGTGTTTGGTCCAGATGGAGATCAAACTCGTCCCAATCCACCACTCTTAAACTTTGTAGTAAGAGAGTTGAAAAAAGGAATTGCTCCTGTTTTGAGTGGAGATGGTGAGCAGGTTAGAGATTTTATTTGGGTAAATGATGTTGTTTCTATGCTGGAACTTTGTTTGCAGAAACAACCTAATGATGTTTTTAATGTTTGCACTGGTGTGACCGTAAGTGTCAATCAACTTTCTACTTGGGTTGCAGAAGCACTTGAATGTCAACATCTTGGACTTGAACACAAACCAGCACAAGAACTTTGGAGTCGTTATCCAAAAATGTTCGAAGGTCAATATCCTCTAAACAAAGAAATCGTTGCCAAAGAAACGATTAGATACTCTAAGGGTTCTTGGCAAAAAGCCAAAGATATTTTGGGTTGGGAACCAAATACTGACATTGAGTCACTCGTTAAAAAAGTTGCTTTACAATTAAAATGAAAATAGCATTATGCCTTTCTGGGCAACCAAGATTTATTGATGAAGTTGCACCATATATTCTAAAAAATGTATGTGAAGGATATGACGTAGATACGTTTATTCACTTCTGGTTTGATGAAAAACTTCAAACTGAACCTTATAAGTTTGGCGGCGAATGGCCAAGTCAAAGAATTGCATCTAATGCTGTTGAGAAAGCGTTGGAAATTTATAAACCAGTATGTTATAGTATTGAGAAGAGCAAAACTTTTATCGATTCAAAAGTTCCTTTTCAGCAATCCTTAGAAAGATATTGGTATGGATCTCTGAATGATCCAGAACCAGAACTGTTTAAATCTAGAACTATCAATAATTGTCTTTCATACTTTTATAGTTTGAGTGAAGTTAATAAGTTAAAGAAAGAGTATGAATATGCTCATGACTTTAAATACGATTGGGTTGTTAGATGTAGAACAGACACAGTTTTACACACTAAGATTCCATTTGAAATGCTTGATCCAGAAATTGTTCATTATTCTAATTTGCAAAATCAACCAGATGGTATGGTTAATGATTGGTTTGATTTTGGTGGATCAAAGCAAATGGATGTCTTTATG